GTTATTTCTAATAGTATTATACAGTTTATAATAAGGATAATTATTATCCTTGCACCATCCTCTAAATGATTTTACAACTTCTGTATGACCGTCTGGAAATGTTACTTCATATGTTTTTGACTTTTTAAGCCAGGCAAGTGTGTTGTTATAATGTCAGAAACAATACTCATGCTATTATTATAGCATTAATGTATCCATGTGTCAATCAGTTTTGGAGTATTTTTTTACCAGAAAATGTATTAAAGCCTTGGCCTTCGTACTTGTCGTTTCCTGCTAGATGCACAAGGATCTTCTTTACAACTGGATTAGTAAAGACTCCTCTAAATTTTCCGCCAGCAAGATCTCTAACTTGATATCCTCTACGCTCGTGCAGTATAGCAAACCAAAAACCGTCCCAGCTCTTAGGAAGTTCAAATATTTCGCCAGTGTCGTATGCACTAGTAATATGTTCTTTTAGGTCACCTATTTGTTCATGATGCTTGTTGAATATAAGTAATCCAGTTTCATAGTGTGCCATACCTTTTAGTCTTTCAAAGTGTACACTAAACAAACATTTTTCTGATAATGATTCTAATGCCCCTGGATGGACATTGTTTATAGTATAAGTGTCTCCGTCTAAGTATATAAGATAATCGTGATTGCTGTGTAATGCATGTTCGATTGCATAAACTTTATGACACCACTTTACTGTCTTTTCTATTTTATGAATTAACTTTTTGTTAGTTTCTGATTCAAGACTAATGTTACAATTTTTTTTAAATGCAAGTAACTTTGGACTTACGTCATTTAGATTAATTATTTCAATCCTTGGATCGTCAACTACTAAATTATGCTCAGCATATATTCGTAATGTGTATCCACTAGCTGGCCAATACTGTTGCCAAGTCTCAATTAATTTTTTCCCATACAAGTAGTAACCGTCTTCTGAAAACGTAGTTATAACTAGAGTAGACATTTAATTCCTTATTAAAATTTTTGTTATTTTATCTGCAGGATCTGCTGATGCTTGGAATCTTACAAAACTAAACACTCCGTTAAAGTTTACAGGTGTAGGTTCTGTTTCAGTTCCGACAAGTGTTATAGTTGTAATGTCTGTCCAAACTGTTGTGCCGGTAACTTGATTTTCTAACGTAGCTTGGACAACTACATTACCAATATAACTGTCAGTGTATACTACAGCAGTATGTAATGCATCGTTGCCGTTTATACCTGGCTGTGCGTTAGTTGATTCGCTATTCCATACACTATTATCTTCAGTAAAAGTAATAATGCTAGTTGCGGCTGCGGGCCCTGGAAATGCTGTTTCACTTACATAGATCGTTCCGTTCATTCCAAAATTAGTATTTGAATAAGTTAACACTGGAACATTAGTGGTGTTGTCTATAAGGTGTACGTTGTAAGAAAGATATTGTTGATCAATGTTTAATAGATCGTTGTCAGTAACTGTAACTTTGAATAGTCCTCTAGTAGGAGCGCTATCGTCGCCGGTAATAAGTTCGCCGTTGTGTTCAATTACTAATAATCTATTTTCATCAAACGCTTGGAACTTGGGTGTATAGTTTGTAATGTCAATTGGCTTTTGATCAGCATTGAGTATTTTAAAATCAAGCACATTGTCAATGCCTCTATATACGTTTATATGTCTTTGATACACTGGTCTGTACTCCGTAATGAATCCTGCGTCATTAGTAATAATGGTCGTTCTGTTATTGACTAAATATCTAGGTGTTAATTGCATCTAGTATTTATCGAGAAATATGTTATTAAAAGATATTGAAAACAACTTCCCCTTTATCAGCGTAGTCACTTATGGTGGCAACGAGTACGTCGGCATCATTGCAAATCAAGATGCATATATAACCAGCATGTATATATTCACCTCGTTAAAGACTAACTTAGAGAAGGAAGCATTTTTAGAAATGGGCAATGTTTGGTGGTGGGAGTCAAATAGGATGCTGCCTATAAACATTTTCCTAATAAAAGAAATGCAGGCATTTAGTTATGCAATGATGACTATGAACAGCAAGGATGTTAGAGTAACAATAGGACCGTGTGTTAATCTAAACGATCTAAATTTTAAACGTATCAAACGTAAAAGTGTACAGCTGATACGCAAAGTTAGGTAGACAACTGTTCGCATATTAAATTCATGTGTACAACACAAGCTGCTGCGTAGGCAATACCGTGGGCCTTCTTAAAGTAATACTCGCCGTTGGTCGGCTTAGTCCAAACTCCCTGCATTATCTTTTCCCAGCTTTCGTTCGCTAGATGTCTCTTGGCTGGACGAATGATCGCCAGCGTCGCTGCTAACTGTGATACCGATGTAGGTTTCAATTGCTTCAATAGTGCGCCGTGCCCGTTCAGATGAAATACTTTTTCGCTGAAGTCCTCGTGCTCCAATAGTTGCCATAGTGGTTCCTTCTCCATTAATTCTGTTAAATGTGTTTCGTCTCTAACATCTTTATAGATGCTGACGTTTAGAAAGTCTAGTTTAAAGTAGCCACGTTCTTCAGCAGTCTTGTAGTCAACGGTGGCTAAGTTGTCTACAGGGTTGTGTGGAATTTCAGTTGCATAGACTCCTGTGTTATGCTTCTTGTCTGAGTCAAGTTTAGCAACACGGTGCTTGAGTTGTGCAAGCACAATTGTTCTGTCAGCAAAGTCTATGTCAATATCCACTTATGAAGATGCCTTTTCAAATTTGCGGGCTTTCTTAGTAGCCATGTTCCATTTAAGTGCGCTTGCACGATCTTTAAATGTAATACCTAACAAGTGATCCATTTCGTGCAGATAACACTTGGCACTGTAGCCGCTAATCTTTACTGCGCATTCTTTTAGATTTTCATCCCAGTATTGTGCAAGTATTTCCTTAGGGCGTTTAATCTTAACAAACACGTTTGGAAAACTTAAACATCCTTCAACATCATCTTGCGTATCTTCAGTATACTGTAGTACTGTAGGATTAATACACATAGTTGAATTTTCAGCACTGTCTCCCATAACAAATACTTTTGCATCTAGACCAATTTGATTAGCACTAAGTCCAATACCATTGTTTGCAATCATAAACTCAACCATTTCTTTTTTGAGTTCTACAGGATCAAACCCTGGATTTTCTAAGTCAACAGTTTTAACTTCACGTGCTAAAATTTCATTTGGATATTTAATTAAGTTCATAGTTTACTTTCCTTTGCAACATCTTTAACAAGTTGTACGTCTGATGTTTGTCGTTTAAATCTTACAGCCCAATGTGCAGGATCTACAATATGATAGATCATAGCCAATTGTTCATCGTTAAATTTACTTAGCATGTCTTTTCCGCTCTTACAGTTAAGTATGAGCCACGGACTAATCTTGCCATCTTTAATATGCCATACTGCTCTGTTAGGTGAAGCATATAAGAAGTAATGATTCCATACGCTGTTATTTTCTTGTGCCCACTCTAGCATAGTTTCAACACTACGTTCTAGCGCAGTCTCGACACCTTCTTTTTTAATAAGATCAGTTGCATATGTTTCATACATTTCTTCTTTGCACCAGTGATCTAATTTGACTCCACTAGTTACAACATAGTTGACATATTTCTCAGGATACAGCGGCTTTACATTTGATACAAAGCTGCCAAACTTTACAAATGCATTATAGTAACTGCTTTTACAAAACTCTTCATATGTTTTGTCCTTCTTAGAGCCTGCACTTAGTTTATAAAATTGATTAAATGCATAAAATCCTAAACGTACACTGCGCTCATCCTTTTGCAACGCCCTACGTTTCTTTTCACATACGTGAGCCATAAGTGTGCTCTCGCGGACGTATCCACTTCCGCAATATTCACACACATATGGTTTAGAGTTTAGTTGCAATGTCGTGCTCTTCTGCAAGTTGTTTAAGTTCTTTTTTTGTAGATATTCTAGCAAGTAATTCAACCTCATCGTTCTTTAGGTTAGGATAAATTTGTTCTAACAATTTAATTGCAGCACCTGTGCTACCGTCGCGCTTCTTGAAGCCAACCCAAGGATGATATTCTGCCTTTCCAGTGTTGCCACTCATACAAAGCAATTGCCACATTAACTTTTGATGTCCTTTGTCTTTGCCTACACCAATGTCATTAAAATACTTATTATAGTTTTCATTAGTCTTAAACACAGCAAGCTCTTGTGCTTCTCTATTACCTTGTACAGCACTTACATATCTGTTTAACAACCAGAAACTAATTTGTTTCTTATGATCATCTTCTAGATCATTCCAGATACTACGGTTACCGTTATCAATCCATGACAGGATTTCTTTTATTTCAAGTTTATCGCTCATGTTTATATTGTACACTACTCATTTAGATTTGTCAAATTCTTTTACTGTGTAATAAGTTACTACCAACTTATCTAATAGTTTTTTTATAGTTGGATATGTTAGGCTTAGTTCGCACAGCTCTTGCCATTCTTGATAACATAATAGATCGCCCTGTTCTCTTGCAACGCCAGCAGGGTCTCCGCCGATGATCCAACGTGGGATTTTATTATGAGGAGCATCTCGATAACGAGCGTACACAACGTTGTCGTTCCGCTCATATATCAATGCTTCACCAGGGATCATCTTAGCCATTTAATGTTCCTTACATCAATAACCCATATTCTATTACTTCGCATTGCCTGCTAATATCTTTAACAAAAAATGCACACAACGGATTTTTTCCTTCTTTAATTGGAACACTTAGTAGTTGTCCATTTTTCATTTTAGGAAAATACCATTTAACATCTGTATAGAAATTTACAATTTTAATTTCTGCAAAGTCTGTCTTAAAGCTTTTTAGAGGATTAAACAAGAATGCTTCAAACCCTCTATCGTTAATACTTGTTAATGGTAGCACTTCTAAATCCATACCGCTTTCACTACACCCTACAGCAATACTCCAATCAACCGGCATAGTAACTTCATGGCCGCCTATATCTAATACCATTGCAGGTGCGTTAAAGCTTTCTAGAAAAATAAGCGGAACATAAAAGAAGTCAGGATTTTTAGGATCACTATTATCTAATACACTGAAGCGTACATCGTCTTCAATTTGTTCCGGTAAGTCGTCTAAATTAAAGCACTCGTTGTCTAACGTTAATATTCTCATAATTTAATTCCAGTCCACTTTCTCAATTGTATAAGGATATTCAGCTTCGGCGTAAAATTTCTTACGCTGAGTTAAGTGTCGCTTCGCAAACTTGCATGTCGATGTCAAGTCCCATATTTGTACGAAGTCTTTGTCTTTTGCCTTTCTTACGCCCCGACCAATGCTTTGAATAACACGAACAAAAGACTTACCAGGTTCAAGAAGAACAAGATTAAAGATCCGCGGTATATTAAGTCCAACAGCGGCGACCCCGTAGGTTGCGATAATGACCTCATTAGTCCCTTCACGAATCGTGTCATAAGTTTCTTTCCTGTCTTTTACTTTAACAGCACCGCTAATAAATGTGCTGTTGGGAATTAGTTTAGCAAGTTCTTGACCTGCACTAATTCTGTCTACAAGTATAAGCGTGTTGCCTGTTTGCGACACAGTGTTCATCATCTTGCCAATGTATTCAATTCTTGCTTGATTTGACGTTAGGTACTTTAATTCTTCTTGATAATTGCTGTGTGCTACAGTATCAATTAGTTGTACTACGTTAACATGACATTGTGATAGTACACCCTTGTCTTGCAATGACTTTGCACTAATACTACCGATCACTGGACCTAAGCTTGCATGAATGCTTTCAAACTCAAACTTTTCTCTAGGCACTGTACCAGTTAGACCCCAGCGGATGGGGGCATTACGTAGGTTTCGAGTAAGCAAGTTTTTAAGAACCTCTGCTTTCGCGATGTGTACTTCGTCAACAATAACAGTGCTTACACCATCTAAGAACTCTGCAAGTGATAACACTGCGCTTCCGTCCTTGTGCTTTTTGTCTAGAATGTTCAAGCTCTGCCAAGTGCATATTGTGTGAGTCTTACCTAGTTGCTTTCTGTCTCCAAAATACACCCCTACGTCTAATCCACAGTTGATATAGTCTTCTTCAGTTTGCTCTACTAGGCTCTTGTTAGGCACAATTACAAGACTACGTCCATAGGGCTCAGTTATATGTGATAGTGTTGCTGTAGTAATTGTATTATGATGTAATACTCCGTCTGCATCATAATATAAGTACGGTGCATCTATTCCGATATCGTAAAATGTAGTATCGTCAATATTGTTAATACTACTAACCTTAACATTC